CAGGATTTGACCAACCAGACATCGAGACTATAATACTCTACAGAGCTACAACCTCGCTCCCTTTATTCCTGCAAATGTGCGGACGAGGCTCAAGGACTACGGCAAACCTAAACTCGTTTAATATCCTAGACTTTGGCAATAATATCAAACGGCTAGGGCATTGGGAGAATCCTAGAGACTGGAGTCTAAAAAAGAAACTCACAAGAGAGCAGCCTGCGCCTGTAAAAGACTGCCCTAAATGTAAAGCTATACTATTAGCATCTACAAAGGTCTGCCCTTATTGCGAGCATAAATTCATAAATAAAAAGGAGGCAGAGATTGCTAGGCTTGAGCTAATCAAAAACGAGGTAATTAAAAACTACAGCGAGATGTCAAACAATGAGCTTGCGCAGGCGGTACATGACAAATACATAACGGCGGCGTGGGTATTGCATCGTAAAACTTGCCGACAAGACGCTAGAGATTTTCTTGAGGCGGTAGGATATAAAAAGTCTTTTGAGTATGTAAATAAAAAAAGATTTAAAGTTTTTAGTTAATTACTCAAATGTTAAAGTTTTGTTAAAATTGTTAATTTCTTTGTTTATAACTAATAAAAGGCTGTATATTTACAAAAACAAAATTAACTAAAACAAAACACTATGAAATCAACTATCAAATTGACAGAAATTAAAAACCTAGACTTAGGAACTAAAATAGCTTGTTTAGAAGTAACTATCGAAAATAAGGCTTTAGGGTTTAAATCTACATTCTCTCTTGAATCTACAGGAATGAGCTTGAGAGTAGTTAGCCCGATGCTAATATCAGAGATGAGAAATCTTACTAAGTGGTTAGATTCAGCTTCTAGCAATGACGACAATTTAAGAAGTAACGACGGAGAGGTAAGAATTTTAGCTAAGAACTTTATAAAATTACAAAAAGAACTAGAGAGAGAGGTAACACTATAAACAAACAGGGGAGCTAACTACTCCCCTTTTTTAAAACTAAAACAAAATGAAAAATTTACTACAAACATTGAGACCAGATTTAAAGGATAAGCTATCTTTATTAAACGAGGAGTATCCGTTTACAGCGCATCGAATTATTAAAGACCTAGAGGCAACCGATAACGTTTACGACGTTACGTTTTTAACTATGGCAACTATGCAGAAATTCCTATCTGTAAACCTAGACGATTTTTACTTTATATTTGAGCCAGATGTTGAGCGAGGTTAAAATACAAACGCAGATTTTCCAATGGCATTGGAACAACTACCCCACAGAGCGAGGTTTGCTTTGCTATAACCTAAACAACTCGGCGAATAAAATAGACGGCAATAGAAACAAAGCGCTCGGATTAATCAAAGGTCGCTCTGATATGGTTTACTATTACAAAGGCTCTGCAATTATGATTGAGCTAAAAAACGCTAAAGGAAAGCAAAGCAAAGAGCAAATACTATGGCAGGAACTACTAGAGTCTCAAGGATTCACATACGTAGTTATCCGCAGCCTAGAAGAGTTTAAACAATTTAAAGAGGAACTATGTTAAAAACAATTAAGGACGCAGTAGAGGAAGTAACAGGATTACAAATAAATAAAAATACACGACAGAGGGAGTACGTTATGGCTCGTTGTTTATTTTATCATTTCGCAAGAGAGTTAACGGGCAGACCATTTGCAGAAATCGGAGCAGTTACAAAACATGACCACTCTACGGTATTACACTCTCTTAAAAAATTCAATATACATTACAAATTTGATGTATTTTTTAAAAAGAGCTTTCACGCTTTAGAGGGAATACTAGAGCCTACTCCCTCAGTAGAGGAGATAGTCGCAGAGGTCGGATCGATTGACGAGGTAGTAAAACAAAGGCAGGAATTAATAGAGGCAAATGTAAAGCTAAAGCTAGAGATAAAAAGCCTAAAAGAAAATAAGCCAAGACTAGAGAAATTACTAGAGGGCATACCAGAGGAAAGAATTCAATTTTTTATTAATAACCAAATGAGCGCCTTTATAAATATGGAACGCGCTACACTAAAAAAGCAACAAAGTTATGAGCAAGCAAATGCCAAAATTAGAGAAACAAAGCAAACCGCTAAACAAGCAAGTTTTGAGGAAACGGGTATCCGAGTTAGAGACAAGGCTTTCAAATCTACACTCCCTAGTTAAAGATATAGCACACAACCAAGAGGCAATAGTAACCGCTTTATCGTCAAACGAAATCAAAGACGTAGACGAGGCAGAAAGCACTGGAGTATGAATTACGACCTAATAGATAACATAGAAATAGACGGCATAGATACAAGAGACTATCCAGACTTTACAGACGCTTTTATAGTCTCGGCAGACTACGACGGCGAGGCAATGACAGACGCGCAAATAGATAAGCTAAACGAGGATTACGACTTTGTACACGACTGCGTATATACACAACTATTTTAAAATGACGATACCCGTAATATTCGACAACCCTCACGATTTTTTTGAGGAGGCTACTAGACAAGATTATACAGACGCGCACGATTTATTCTACCGCAGTATGGTAGAGTATTTACTAGACGAGTCTATACAGTATGTATGCACGTTTATTTATAATGATTACGATAAGTATTTATTCGAGCCACAATCTGAGGAGGACGAGCAAATACTCTCCAGAGATGCCCTACTATACTTTGAATACATCGAGGAATACGAAACTTGCCAATTAATTTTTGAGGTTTTAAACTCTGAGAACTAGGTAGTTATAAATTATTTTTGAGAAATGTTGTTTTTTATTTGGTGGAAACTTAAAAAGGTTTGTATATTTACAAAAACAAAAACAAACATTATGACAACTACGCAACTAACAAACGACATCAACAAAACAAGAAAGAGATTATCTAAAGGGAACTTTAAGTCAGGGGAAGAGAGTGAGCTGCATTTAAGAGTAGATACTTTGCGCAGACTAAGAAACGGTTTAGAAAAACTAGAGATTGAGTTAGAAAGTTTAAATAACAGATAACAAAAACAGGGGAGCTAACTACTCCCCAAACTAAAACCCTATGGATTTAAAAAACACACTAGACAGACTATTCGACAAAGACCTAGGTTTAACAAGCGAGCAAAGGCAAAAGCTAATTACAATTATAGGAGACCATTCTAAACACGAATGGAGCGCAGGATTTCAACAAGCTAAACAGCCAATATAATGGATTGGACTTTACAAATAGCTTTCCATTATCCTCACGACAGATTCCTATTAGGTTGGGAGTATATGGCAAAAAACAAAGAGTTTAATTACACAACAATAAAACTATATTTATTTATAGTAACATTAACCCTAGATATTTAAACCATGAGAAAATATATACACAGACTACTCGTAAAAAATTCAATAGTACCCTATAAGACAATCACATTAAAAACGGGCGTAGTTGTAGACCACTACAGAGACGGACTCGTAGATGTTAGTTAGTTTTGTTTAATTTTGTTTTAGTTTGCCCTGCCTTAATTGGTGGGGTTTTTTTGTATAATAACAATAACAATAATTATTTGTTTTTATAATAGGACTAACACTAATAGTTAGTACCTATTAGATATGAATAAATTATCCAAAGGCAACGGCGGTTGGTCTACAAAATCCAAAGGCATAGATCGCCGTAAAAACCCATTTAAGCAATTAATAAACGAGGCTACTAGCGAGGCTAACTTTATAGCCGTATTCCAAACGCTAGAGGCAAGCGCGATGTCTGGAGACGTTCAAAGCGCAAAGCTCTACCTAGAGTATACGGTCGGTAAACCAATGCAGAGCGTGGATATAACCTCCGACGGCGGCAGCGTAAACATTCCGACGATTTCCTTTACCTCATCTATTGACGTAACACCAGAGAATGAGTAACATAAATTTAAGCGAAAAATTTGCGCCCCTGTTTGATATTCCCGACGGCGTGGATACCTTTATCATAACAGGCGGCAGATTCTCTCAAAAGTCATTTGCGACGTCTTTAAGCGCTTTAAATAGTTGCACGAAGTATGGACATCGAATACTCTACAGCAGGTATACAAACGCCTCTCTAAAGGATTCTATATTCGCAGAGGTAGAGGAGAAAATCGAACTCATGAATCTTGAGGGCTCTTTCGAGTCGCAGCAAAATAGGATTGTATCAAAATTCAATAAGAGCAAAATAGTCTTTAAAGGATTAAAGGCAGGTAGTGCGGTACAATCTGCAAACCTCAAGGGGTTAAAAGATTTCTCGATGCTCATACTAGACGAGGCGGAGGAGATGCAAGACGAGGCAATCTACGACAAGATAGTGCTATCGATTAGAGGGAACGATGCAAGCAATCCAAACCGAAATATAAAGGTCTTAATCTTAAACCCTACGAGCAAGGAGCATTTTATCTATATGAAGTACTACGAGAGTAGAGGCGTGCAAGAGGGATTTAACGGGATAAAAGATAACGTCTGTTATATACATACGTCCTACCTCGATTGCCTTGAGTTTGTACCCGACGAGATACTAGACTATTTCGAGGATATGAAAGTAAGCAATCCGATTAAATACAAGCACGTCGTTTTAGGCTCTTGGCTGTCAAAAGCGGAGGGAGTCGTTTACACCAACTGGCGCTTTGGCGAATTTAATCCCGACGGGTTACAAGTTATCTACGGACAGGATTACGGGCATACCGATCCGACAACTTTAGTAAAAATTGCCATAGATAAAAAAAAGAAAATAATCTACGCAAAGGAGGAGCTATACAAATCCAAGTTAACCATCTCCGAAATATACGCAATCAATAGACAGAGGGCAGGGCGTAACCTCATCATAGGAGATAGCGCAAGCGCAGGAACTATCGCAGAGTTACAAAAGCTAGGTCTTAATATTAGAGGCGCTAAGAAAGGCGCAGGTAGTATCGCAACGGGTATCGCATTAATTCAAGACTACGAGCTTGTCGTCGATCCAGACTCTACTAATATGGCAAAGGAATTAAACAACTATATCTATACGGATAAGGGCGCGCAGTTAGCTTGCGATATGTACAACCATAGTTTAGACGCGTTGAGGTATGGAGTTTTACACCTACTAGCAAATCGTGGCAAAATAGAGATAAGGTAAATAACATTAAGAGAATTAATTTGTTTTTATTATATGACAGAGACTATTAAAATTAGCGTACCCGAAAATATCGCAGATATTACTCTAGACCAATACGTCAAGTTTGAGGCGCTCCGAGCGAGAGAAGATAAAATGACAGAGCAGGGAATGATTGAGAGGGTTATATCTTTGTTTACAGGAATGAAAAAACAAGACGTAAAGAAATTAGTCTATACAGACTACGAGGGGGTGATGGCTCAGATTATAGCAGCCTGTGAGCAAGAGGTAGAATTTGAGGAGCGGTTTATACTTAACGGAGTAGAGTACGGCTTTATCCCAAACCTAGACGAGATAACGACGGCGGAGTATGTAGACCTCAGCACTATAGGAATGGACTTTAAAGAGATGCATAAAATTATAGCTATCTTATTTCGTAGGGTTACAAATGAGGACGCTTTCGGTAACTATGAGATACTGCCCTATAAGTACGATAAGGCTCTATGTGAGGAGATGCGAAGTTGCCCTATGAATATAGTAAACGGCGCTCTGGTTTTTTTTTGGAGTTTATCGAGAGAATTAAAGGAAGCTATCCAGAGATTTACGAATCAAGTGGAGGAGAAAAGCAAGCGGTAGATTATTTCTCTAAGTGGGGGTGGTACGTTACTATTGATATGATGGCGAGTAATGATATACTGAAAATCGACAGAGTGCTAGAAACAAAGGTACATGAGTTTCACACGTTCCTAGCTCATAAGTTAGACAGGCAAAAAATGGAGGCAATACTAAGGAAAGGTAATAACGTAACACAATTATAATGAACGCATACAGTAGACTATTAAGATATATAAGGAGTTTAGCAGAGCAAGACGTATTTGTTAAAACAATTACAACGGGCGCGGATATTGATTTGAATAAGGGCGATATATTCCCTTTGTTTAATATTGATATAACAGACGCAACGTTTAGCTCAAACGCGACGATTACCTTTAGCCTAAATATACAATGCTTAGATATTAGAGACATTAATAACGAGAATGTAAACGATAAATTTTACCTCAACGATAACGAGGTAGATAACTACAACGGTACGCTCTCTTGCCTCAATGCGCTTTGGGTTAAAATGCACAGAGACTTTGCAGACAACAATATAACGGCGTCGGATAGTCCGACCTTGACTCAGATAACTTACTCAGATAAAAACCTGTTAGACGGTTGGGATATGAGCCTAGAGGTAGAGATGCCAATAGACGAAACTAGCTTTTGCTTTTGGGAAGTGTAACGAAAATATTTAATACTCTAGGGAGTAATGTAGTAAAGCAAGCAAGAGCTAATCTAAAGAAAAAAAAGAAAGGCGGCGGCGATCTTGAGAAGTCTTTAGGGTATAAAGTAAAGGGTAGCTCTATAGAGTTTACTCTAGCGGATTACTGGGAATTTGTAGACGCAGGGGTTAAAGGAAAGGGAGGCACAAAGGCAGACGGCAAAGCGTGGAAACTTAAAAAAGTAACAAATAATAAGTTTAAGTATCGAAATAAAAAGCCGCCGTTTATGGCTTTTAACGGGTGGACTATCCGAAAGGGTATAGCGCCAAGAGATGCAAAGGGTAGGTTAATGAAACGCAAAGGTTTGCTTTATGCGATTGCTAATAGTGTATACCACACAGGGATCGAGACAACGCATTTCTTTACAGACGCCCTAGATAATGAAGTACTAAAACTAGGCGACGAGATAGGCGAGGCTTTCGCTCTTGACCTCATCGACGGAATGAATATTAAAAGTGATAACGTAACAATAACAAAATGATAAGAGCATTAAGTCCGTTTTATATAGATACTCCTTTAGTGTATGGGGGTGTAACTTGCGCAAAGTATACGCTAAACGTTTGGGTTTGGAATGGCGACAAGTCTACTCCAGATAATACAAACAGCTACCAGATAACCTACCAAAATACTACGGCATCGACAGGATCGCATAGTATAAACATAAACGCGATTATACAAGACTATATCGAATTTACAGAGCCGAGTCCTACGCTTTCGACGGGTATACAATTAATCGACGGCAACAACCAACAATGGGTAT